CATATAGGGAAACTTTTATACTCAATATGTGCATATAAATACTCAAATATATATATACAGAATCAAAGGTTACCTAGGTTACCCGGTTACCTTTTGAACGAATTGTTTGTTAATCAAACACAATATCGTCCGTAATTTCAAAATCATCACTACAATTCACGAATCCTTTCGGAATTTCATCTACAATTTTCAAGAACACACATTTTGTAACAATTCCGTCCAGTTTCTTCGCCTTGGTCGGATAACCTCTACTGTCGGTTTCCACAAGTCCCTTCTTAACAGCCCATGATAAAAATGCTTTCCGAGAGAATCTTCCAATTTTGCACAGATCATCAAACGCTACACTATAGATTATTGCAGTCGACGTTTTCTCTACCGGGTCATTGTCAATAATTCCCCACCTTTCTGTTTTTATATCTGGGTTATCATCGAATTTAATTCCGTTCATGGCAATCTTATCAAGCACGAACCAGTAAGCGCGCTCATTTTCAGATACCATTTCTTTCTCTGTCAGAAGATTCTTAGCCGTCTCAATGTCAATGTACTGGCCATCATGGAACAGCTGATCTGTTGCGATTTTATCTGCTGTCAAGATAATACTCATTGATATACTCTGCTTCTGCATTTTATCATCATCCTGTATAAGGCTCTGAAAATGCTTCTGCATGGCTTTTATATCGTCAATGGGCATTTCCTTAATTACATTTACAAAATCGATTCCTGCGTACCCGTAGTTCTTTTTAAGCGTATCTGCGGTAAGCTGCGGATCATCGAATATCTTTTCAGAGCACTCAACCTCAATAATTCGGTTAATCGCTCCGCCCTGGCTGACATATCCTGCAAGCGGTCGTTCACCATTGGTCAGAATGCAGTTCTGCCAGCGATTCTCTCGGTTGACACCCAACTCCTTGTTAGAACGACTCTTTCCTTTGCCGGAACACAGGTCGTACACTATGCCCTCGAAGTTATCCCTGATCTTGGCAGATACCTTGGAAGTATCATCCAGAATTAGCGGAAGATTATTGAGCATATCGGATTTTGCTTCCAGGGCTACATCGGTTGTTTTAAAGTCTCCTATATACCTAGATTCACCTGGATTCGCCCAGACGGAAGCTCCTAACATAAGCGTCACAGTCTTACCACCCTCAGTTTCTCCCCAGAGGTCTACAAAGAACGGAAGAGCGCCGACCAGTTTAATTAGAATACTTGCAAAGCTCGCAGCAAGCATAATCTTTGGCTCAATTCTTCCGCTGGCACGAACCCTCTTTACATGTTCATACCACTCTGCTCTGCTGCCACCTACGCTGATACTTTCATACAGTTGTCGGAACCTCATGTCTCCATCGAACACAATATCCTTGTCATAGGGAAGAAAATAATCCCTGATCCACCCGATTTTACTTGATGAATATTGAATATTGATATAATCGTCATTTGCATTCTCAACGTCTGACAGATACCGTACGAGGAACTTCGCATTCTCAGAAGTCACTGAAATACCAAGCGCGGACAAACCAACAATTTTACTGGCTGATGCAACCATGGTTTTTGGTACAATAACCTCGGACCATTTATTATTTCTCTTATAGATTAGCTTTATCTGTTCTTCCCCGGTCTCCAGATTCTTCATTCGTTCGATTGGAAGAATAGGATGATAACAAGCTATAATATCCGGTGATCCTGGATTTGTGTTTGATATTCTGATTCCGTCATCATCTGCTATCCAGTTAAGACATTTCATTCTGTCATATTCACAATCGGAGAAATTAGTCCACTGGTCCAGCATAGACAACGTCCTATTGCTTTTCTCTTGCTCGATTATCTGTTTCTGAACCTTGGTGTAAGCTTTTAGTAAATCTTCAAATTTCTTTTTAACTCCAAGTGCTTTTGCCCTGTCTAGAAGCGTCAATGTCAAACGTGCCTTGTAAATTTCATCTTCTTGCTTGAATATCTCATTAAACACTTCTTCTTCCAGAATTGATTCCGATGTGAGTTTATTAATCTGTTCCATTTTCTTTAATCACCTTCTTCCAATCCTGTTATGAATCCATGCTTATATAATGCAAGCTGTAATTTGTTCCATGCTTCGCACCATCCATCTGATAATGGCTTTGCTCTGCCAAGAATAGACCTGTAGAAATCAATATCGGACAAACATTCCTGCAATTCTTCATTTTTCTTCCGTTCTGCTTTCTCTCTCATTTCTTTTTGCTTCTGAGCGTGATATATTGCCATTCTGGACGAAAAATCAGGTTTATGGTATGTTCCACCAAGAATCTGAAAGGCTGTCTTAAAATCGCAATTATCCATATTCTGAACGAAAGTAAAAATATCTCCTGACGCGCCACATCCGAAGCAATAGTAGCTGTCTTTGTAAATTTTCAATGAAGCAGTACGGTCATCGGGGTGAAATGGGCAACTGATAAAGCCAGCTCTGTTCGGAATCATTCCGTATCTGGCAAGAATATCTCTCATACTGTTCTGTTGCTTAATTGTTTCTTTGTCCATCCGACAGAATCTCCATTATTCGTTTTCCAGTATTTTTCTTGTCACAAAATAGGAACTCAACGCCATATTTTCTCTGCATTGTGCATAGAATTTTGTACAGCGTATCGCCGTGCATAACTTTCTGTTCTTGTTCGATCCAAACACCATTTTTCTTAACCCGCTTCTTCGCCCTGGGATTCTCCCACCAGAGAACGTCATCCAGCTTTTCGATTCCTTTCCCGTGTTCGCATAAGAAGACAAGTTTTATTCCTGCTTCATTTGCCCGGATAATTTCAGCACGGAATCTTTCATGCTGCTGGCATACATTGCCACATAATTCAGAGAGATTTTGCTTCCGGTCAACAACCAGTCGAGGGTTGTCATAATTCATATAATCCCCGACATAAAGCTTTGACACAAACCATTTTTCTCCTGCTACATCAAATGCTTTCTTAATGCCATCAATAACTTTTTGATGTTCTCTACTGTCAATTTGTATCATGCAAACGGCATCTCCTCGTCGATACCATCAGGAATGCTCATAAAGCCGTCCGGGTCGGCTTCTGGATTCGGTGTAGGTGATGCTGTCTGTGCCTGTGACGAACCTTTGCTTTCGCCGAATTCGATTTCCTCGACAACAATATCTGTTGTATATACCTTCACGCCGTCTTTATTCGTATAGGATCCTGTCTGGATTCTTCCAGATAAATCTGCTTTCATTCCTTTTGTGAAATATTTTTCGATAAATTCCGCAGACCTTCCGAACGCAACACAATTAAGGAAGTCCGCTTTCTGATCAGAACCCTCTTTTACAAATCTTCTATTGACTGCAATGGAAAATCTTGCGATTGATGTTCCATCATTTGTATATCTGACTTCTGGATCTCTTGTAAATCGTCCTGTAAGAATAACTTTGTTCATTTTTTATTCCTTTCCACTATGCTGTTTATCGTACTCAATCAACATTTTGAGACATTTTTGCCCTTTTTCTTTTGTGAGTCCTTTCACATCGTCTACCTTGAAACGAGTTTTAATCTGTTCAAACAAGTTAGAATTCGGATATTTGTCAATGATGTTCTGGATGCTCATTACATTTTCTGAAGTAATCATCTCAACAGGTTCTTTTGATTCTGACTTTTTAGCTGCTGTTTTTCCGCTGCTGCCTGTATTAGTAGAATCACTGTCTTTGTTGTCATCAATGCAGAACAAACCATTCAGTGCATACTTTCTTGCGTAAGATGACGCTGTGCCTGTAACCTGGGAAGAATCCATGCCTTTTTTTGACTCTTCTTCCCTTGCATAAGCAACTGTTACGATTTCAGAAGAAGAATCCTCTGCATCTTTTAAATGCGTTTCTGCTCTTACATAGATTCTGTCCCCGACCACTTCCATCTGATCAGTGATACATAACACTGTCTTTGTTTCTACCAGAAGCGGCTTTACTGCTTCAAGAATGTCCTCACAACTTCTGTATTTATATTTCCCAAATGAGTTATACTGCCCTTTTGGAGCTTTCAGCTTTGACTGAATAACTCCTAATTTTTCATAGATATTCAATTTCAATCCCCCTTGTCATAGACCACGCACTTACTGGCTTCTACAATCAGTAAACTTGCAATGTCTTTCATAGATATAGTTGATTCGTTATAGATTTCAACCAGTGTGTTGTATGCTTCTGGAGTAATCTTCACAACCGGATTCTCCTTTTCACTGATTGTTTTCTTCTTTTTAGCCGGAATACAGATTTCAAACTTTTCCATTGTTACCCTCCTTAGTTGCTTTCTGAGCCGCTAAAAGCCCATTTAAAGCCTGTACATAGCTCGCCAATGTTCTTGCCTTATACTGCTCTTCAATTGGATTATCCGGCACTGTAGCAAGTTGTATGTCGATTAATCTCAATACTTCCTGAATGCGCTCTTTCATACTTACACCGCCTTGAAAAAGCAATACAGGTTATCTGATGCATCTCCGAACTTCTCTCCGTCGATATCTTCGGCTTTGTGGTATTCCACATGGTCAAGAGACATATCGCAGTTCTCATAATCCAGAATGTAATCGCCTCTGGACTGAAGCTCTCTGAGCAATTCGTTAATACATCCTGCTATCTCCAGACTGGGAAGAAGCTTCATAATTGCTACTTGTTTACTCATTCGGACACTTCCCATCTATCAGAAGTTCCAGTAAGAATGCTTTGATTTTATTAAGCTTTTCACGGCTTTCTTTCTCGTAAAATGGATTAAAAGATACGTTTTGGTACAAATCCCATTTAAATTTGTCTTTGGGAAGGCAAACATCTTCCTTCCTTTTGAGTCCAAATACGCTCATACCATAAATTGAATAGTTGAATGTGGCACTTGCTGTCGGAACTTCATTAGCAACTCTTTTACAGAGTTCATAAATTTCGTCAATTTCTTTCTCGAACATTTCTTTATCCTCCTTATTTCCTACTGCCAGTCTGCTTTCATCTGGCGAACCGCCCATGCTGCCGAGATGCCAAAAAAGATGTTCAGCCAAATAGGTATGTCCACATATTTCCCGGCAAGCATGCAAACAGCAATCAGCATATATTCTTTCATTTCATTTCTCCCATAATCCACGCCAGATTGCTTGCCACCAGTGCGGCTGCGGTCACAATCCATGCAGTGAACCATTTTCTTGCTTTTTTTCTACTTTCTTCGACAATTTCTGTCGCAAGAATGAACTCAAGTTCGTCCCATGTCGGAACATTTTCACATTTATTTGTGCTATTTCTGCTCATATCGTGCTAATTTCTCCTTTTTTGGTATTTACAATTAGCAGATACGAAGTTATAATTAACCTGTACCTACTAAGCGTAGATTAGTAAGTGCAACGCTCCGGTTGGTGGTGCTTTCACCACCGGGGCACTATCACTTTAATGCTTCTTTTCCTCTCCAGATATATCCTGTTTCTTCCCAGAGCTTTCTTGGAGAGATAACAAATTCTATTCTTCCAGAACCTTTTCTGTCGTGAATCACTTTATTCCCACGATACGCCGTACCGATAGGCAACCATCCATAGATGATTCCTGCTCTGACAGATGGTATAGGAATGCCTGTCATTTTACTTACATCTGATACTGTCAGGCGCTCGTTTGAGAACTCTGGCATCTGTGGGATACCAGATATGATTCTTGCCACTTCTGCGGCAAACTGATGAACCTGTGCATTCTGCTCTATGTAATTATCAACTGCACTCATATAAACCTCTTTTCTAACTGATACTCATTTGAGCATTACAGTCACGTATCATCGTTACTGTATTAGTGCATGGATGCCAATTTCTGACATATTCCATAGATTCTTCAAATCTCAGCTTAGGGATGTTATTACGGGCATTTACTGCGAAGTAAGTCTTTATATCCCTGTTGCATTCAGCAAATACTTTCTTACCAATTTCCCTGTAAGCATTTGACTCTTTCCCACCAAGGTGAGCAATTACGACACTTGATACTAAGTCTCTAATAGATTCCTGCTGCGCGTAGTCAATAGTCATGGTGTTTTCAAGTCTGTTAAGCCGTTCTTCGTGATCTAAGAACCCTGTCGCAATAACCTGTATCTGTTCAACTGTCGTCAGTGGCTTCTGGTATGAGCCTGTCTTTCTGATTGTCGGAAGAACTTCATCCATAACCCATGATTCGAATTTCTCTGCCGATGGAAGTTTCGACTTCATAATTAAGCGGTACAAATCTCCCTCATTTATGTATGACATTGACTGAATGCCACTAGATGTAGGGGTGTCGCGTTTCACGACTCCCTTGCAATGCCTTGATACGGCATCTCTGGGATTGTTATATCCAAGAGCTTTGGCAACATCAGTGCCAACAAAGTACGGTTTACCGTCAATTTCTATTGTTCGAATTTCTCCGAACTCCCCTGAATTAAAAATCTGTAATTCGTTCATAAGTCTCCTTTCTTGTGATATACTCCCAGTAGATGGGAGGTGATTAAAATAAATCAAATTATTTCAATTTTAAAATCGGCTAAAGGAATCATTACGTTTGAAAATGTTTCTTTTATCCTTGGGTTAATAGGGTCTGCTGGAACTGCTTGGCAATTATTTCAATCACGGCGTAATCTTCATTTAAGCTTGCCTTATTTTGGATATAGCCCAGAAAAACAACTGGCTTTGGCTTATATCCAGTTTGACAATCTCTCAAATTCCGTAATATCAATTACAGATGTCTCCATTGTTATTAACGGAATTACATATCCATGCAATAAGTTGCCAACTATCGTTGCTTCTTCAGACCGGAAAATCGGTGGAAAAACCGTTTCTTCCGACAGCTTGTACAACATGTCTCTTCCGGTTTGTTTGTCTGGATATGGTGGAAGCAGCGGCTACTTTGTGTTTCAGATTCCATTAGAATCTTCTCCATCTGACTCCACACACCAGAGGTTTTTAATTTCGACCAGTCGTGGCTCGTCATTTCGAGTTGAACTGAAACCTGACCGAGAATATTTTCACTAATGATGCAGTCTAACATTTTTCTTCACCTCCTTTATTCTTTATCCCTCAATGCGATTGCGTAACCCAAAGTCATCCGCAAATCACTTTCTTTGTTTCGTTTTTTGATTTTGTGTTATACTCTCCTTTGGAAAGGAGGTATTAAAAAAATGACTTATGATGAATTTATGTCGGTCATTAACTCTGATGTTGAAAGAATCCTGTCGGAAAATTCCGCTAATATTGCTCAGAGCCTGTTACAAGGTCTGCCGGAAGACGAACCTTGCATATCAAAAGAACAATTCCAAATCATCAGAAATGCCGTAAATACATCTATTCAGTCTTCTGTTCAAATAATGTTCGATTACCTAGATTCATTCGGAATGCTGGAATATGAACACCTGACTGAGCATCACGAACCGCCCGTTCTAAAAGTGATTCAGGGCGGACTTTCGGACACTGAGAAGAAATAATTTGTTGCTGGTCTTGAAGTTGCGATTCAAGGCTGGCAATTCTTCTTTCCAGGGACCGGAATTTTCTCCTTGCTGATCTGCTCAACTGTTTTCACTTCCTTTCTAGTTAAGAACTTTGTAGATGGTTTTAATCTGTCTGTTTACTTTCTGGAATCTTCGGTTCAAGGAACCTATCTGCTTTATCAGGATTCTTGTATTTTGCGATTGTTTCTCCGACCCCAAGAAAATATCCCTTGTCAAACTCTGACATATTGGGAACTGCCTTGGTTATTGATTCGAGAATCTTTTTTTCTTTCTCAGACAATGTATTCACTCCTTTCTTACACGTTTTGATTCTTCAAAAGCAACTAAGTCACTTTCTAGCACTCTGTAACCAGAGCCGTTCAGATTGATTGCCGGAAGCTGTTTATTCCGTATCCATCTCCACACGGTAGGAACTTTCACACTATATCTCTGAGCGATTTCTTCGCAAGTGTAAAGACGTTCCAAAAAATCACCTCCTACTTATTTTTAGTTGCGTTTACCACTTATTTGTGTTATCCTAGTCAATGCCTATTGGCAAAGGAAAGGAGTGGTTATCATGACCCAACTTTTGAATTTGCCTGTTCCCTTTGCTCTTAATCCGTCCGTACTGATACCTCGACAGTCAAAACAGGTCAAAGACGGCTCTGATTGTTTTGTCAGCGATTAGGCATGTTGCAGAACCAAGACTGCGAAAGTGACAAGGTGCTTCAAGAAGCATTTGGCGCTATCGGATGTGGCTTCGGCCTGCAAAGTACATAGGGTAAACAAATTTGGAAAAGGACTGTTCAGAATAGCGCTCTGAGCAGTTTCTTTTTATCTAATAAAAGTGTCAGTTCTATCAGATCGTGGTAAACGCTCAAGGCTTTGTGTTACCTTGTGTTATTATAATATCTCACACAGATAGATTTGTCAAGCGTAAATCTCACAAAAAATTTGACAGAGTTAGATTTTTGTGCTACTATATACTTGCAGTTAAGAATAGGAGGTGAAAAGAGTGAATACTAGGATTCAACAAATAAGAAAGACTGCGAAGATGACTCAGGATGAGTTTGCCGAGAAAATCGGGGTATCTAAGAACTTTGTTTGGATGATAGAAAAAGGAGAAAGAGTTCCATCAGATCGAACTGTCAAGGATATCTGTAGGGAATTCAAAGTCAACTACGAATGGCTGACTAAGGGAACAGGTGATATGTTCATCCAGAATAAGAGAAAATCTGAGATTGCGGATTTCGTTGGTTCTGTCTTGAATGGCGAAGCAGACAGCTTCAAGGTGCGATTGGTAGAAATACTTGCTAATCTAAATGAATCAGAATGGGAAACACTTCAGAAACTTGCGAACGCTTTAGCGGACAAGGAAGAGGAATAAAAAGATAGGGACAGGATGTAACTCCTGCCCCTTTTCTTTATTTCAGTCCCAGAAATGATATTATAAATCTAAATATTGTATACAATTGGTCATGGTCTGCTTTTTCTATCATTTCAATAATCTCTTTCTTATAATCCATAAATAACCCTCCCTGTCGCAACTACCGCCTACACTACAGTATATGTTCGGCTGTGGGAAATAGAACCGAACATTAGTTCGTTTTTTTTGCTATTATACCACCTATTCCGACTCTTGGCAACTGCCAATGATATATGCGAACTTTCGTTATTTCATACACGAACTTTGCAATCTCAAAGAAAATTATGCTTTCACAGAAGAAAAATGCGAGATTACAAACTTTTCCACCGCCACCGTCTATATGTGTATACTTCTGGACAGAATGGTCCTGATATACCGTATACGAATGAACTATCTGCATATCTTTCTGATTATTATTGGAAATTATCTTTTGTGGGGTATGTACAAGACTAAATACCTTATAGATCAGCAAGAGAAGTACAAAGCACTTAAAACATTTCTTTTTCATCTAAATCACTCTATTTCGTTCTAAATCTTTACAATATGCTCTTAAAATGATAAAATAAAAATACCACGAATAACCGTACTTTACATAATATTGCAAAATCAGCGGTACAAAATACATAATCCGCATGAAAAGTGCGAAACGTGGTGAAAACATATCGGGAGGGTGTTTATCATGAATGAAAAGAAAAAATATTGTAAGCACTGCGGAGAACTTATCGACGACGACTGCGTAGTGTGTCCTAAGTGCGGAAAGCAAGTAGAGCAGTTGACTTCTAACAACAGAGACATCGTCATTAACAATTCTGCGTCTTCCTCTGCGTCCTCAGCGGCAAGTTCAGGTACGCCGTATATAAGACGGAAAATGCCATGGTATTTAAGTTGGTTTTGGATTTTCATTTTAGGAATCTTCACTGGTGGAATTTATTGGATTGTAGGAATTGTAATGAGAGTAAATTGGAAATCACATAACTAGTAAAAACCACCCCGGCATTGGCGTACCGAGGTGGCATTTATACATCTCCGAAGAAATGTAATATTCTGGCAAAACATATTGTATCATCTTCGGAGCAGTCGGGCAAGTCAGAAAATTTGTTCGGCTGTTATTTTTATACCTAAATACAGCTACAGAAAGAGGGAATAAAAATGGCGAAGAAAAGAAAGAAATACCCGAAGCTCCCTAACAGTTTCGGAACAATACGGTACTTGGGCGGCAACCGCAGGAATCCATTTGCGGTCCATCCTCCGGCAGTACTGGATGAAAAGACTGGAAAGCCCGTCCGCCCGCCTGCAATCTGCTATGTAGACGACTGGATTAAAGGATTTACTGTACTGACCGCATACAAGGCAGGAACATATCAGCCAGGGATGGAACGAGACCTTGAGATATCACCTACAACGGACGTAGATACCCTTGTTACTCGTTTGATTGCTGACTACAATACAATCAAGGGTGTCGAGGATAAACACCCGGAAATCAAGAAATTGACGTTTTCAGAGGTATATGAGAAGTTTTACGCATGGAAGTTTCCAGAGGGTTCAAAACTTTCTTATAGTTCAAAAATAGCTTACCAGACCGCTTACTCAAACTGCACGGCTCTGTATAATCGTGTATTCGAGGATTTAAAAGCACCTGATCTGCAAAAGGTAATTGATGACTGCCCGTTAAAACGTCAGAGTCTTATGGCGATTCTTACGCTGTTCAAGCAGATGTATAAATATGCTGTTTACTCAGAAATTGTAACGGAAAATAAGGCGTTATATGTCCATGTCAATGCTGATAATGACACCGAACATGGAACGCCCTTTTCTGATCAGGAAATGCAAGTGCTATGGAATAATACCGACGATCCAGAAGTGCAGCTCATTCTTATTATGTGTTACTCCGGCTGGAGAATCGGTGAAGTGTTAAAACTTACAACCAACTTAGAAGAAAGATACTTCCAAGGTGGTATCAAAACAAAAGCCGGTAAAAACAGAATTGTCCCGATACATCCCGCTATATACCATTTTGTCGAACAGAAAGTGCTGACACAAGATGGAAAACTATGCGTATATACTCAGCAGCATCACAGAAAAGCGCTGTTCTATCCTACACTGGAACGCTTAGGAATCGTCGGTAATCCGAAACACACGCCGCACGACTGTCGGCACACCTTTTCTGCACTGTGCGAAAAATACGGAGTCCGGGAGAACGACCGAAAACGGATGCTCGGCCACTCCTTTGGTGGAGATGTTACAAATGCTGTGTACGGACACAGAACGCTGAAAGAACTCCGAACAGAGATTGAAAAGATAAAAGTCCCATTTGTGACTAACTGTGACTAACGGAATCTTATTTTATCAATTTTATTCATCACAATTCATAACATAAAAACGCGTGAAACCCTTGTAAAATCAACATTCTCAGCGATTTTGCAAGGAATTCACTCATTTCATTTTCATTATTCTAATTGTATTCAATCAGGATATTAATTAGAACTATGCAAATATCAGAAAGTCCTTTAAATACAGTAATTTAGAGGATATTCAATTAGGAAATGATTTTTTTATTTGTGACTAACGTGTGTCCAACGAACTAATAGGATTTACAAAACGAAATGATACAATATGTTATAAGAAGCATGATTCCCGGGGTACTATCCCCGGGAGCTTTTATTTATGAATTTCTGAAATTCTGGTAAATACGCCCTTCGGGACAAACTCAAATACAAACCCATCATCATTCGGGTACGGGATTCTGACGAAGTACCATTTCAGCCCGGAACCGTCAGTTTCGGTGTATTTCATTACCTCTACAACTGCACCTTTTTTCAGTTTTGGAAACAGTTTAGATGGGCTATTTTTGTTTGATTTTGTATAACATTTTGTGTCTTTTTTAATCTGCGCAATGTAGGCTCTTGTGTTCTGTTTTTTGACTACATCAGAGTCCGAAGTTGATGCTGTATTTTTAACTAAACTGTAGTTTGGAGTGCAGAATTTTGTTCCCGGGAGGTTGCTGTTGTAGTAGCTTTTCTGGCACACGCCACCGTCATTTACGATAATCGTAGAGCCACTAGAAGTATTCCCTTCGACTGTCCAGAACCGATCTCCTGACACCTTTATTACGATTCCGGTGTGTGTAAATTCTCCATTACGTTTGAAAATTACAATATCACCCATCTTTGGATTTGCATTCAAAGTAAACAAATCTGCCATTGTCGGACAATAAACGTATGGCCAGTGTTTTAAGAGTTTCTTTGCTGTGTCTAATCCGAATGCTTTCATCATGCACCACGAAACAAACGCTGCACACCACGGCTGTCCCTGATAATCCGGCTTAATATCTCGCCAATATTTTGTGTAATTATTTTCTCCGGCATTTGCAGTTTTGCTATCAAGTTGGCTATTGCTTGCCTTTTCAAGATATCCAACTTCATTCTTTGCAATCTGGATTAATTTGTCAATTGCGTTCATGCTCTTATCCTCACTTTCTGGAAAATATGTTTTTAATGCGTTATAAATAAATCTCTGCCTGTCCTTATATACTCCCACTTGATTCCCTGTATCGGTCTGGCAGGCTGCATAGAGATTGTCGAGTGCATATGGTTTCTGAGTCTTTGCCAGAATCCTCGTTACTGCCCCTAGTCCACCTTGGTGTCTGAAGTTCACACACATAGCTTGCCCTCTAGCGTCAGTAACGCCCTGTTTAAGGGCTTCATCTGCATAAGTGGCTAATTGTTCATCCATAATGTTATCCTGACATTTAACGCCGATTTTGGACGAAATAAGCTGAACGATTAAATTTGCAAACTGGCTGTTTCTGGAAATGTTAAAGCAAGACCAGTCTGCCTCCTGCACCTGCTCCCATAATCCGATATTATCCAGTCGGTTCCATGCTTCCGTATCTGCATCATGAATCCGTTTCAAAAGTGTTTGTGCTTCGGTTGCGTACCACTGTCCGGCACCGATTGTAATTGCGTGTTCTTCGGAAGAATTGGTGTAGGCTTCCGTGAAGTCCGAATAATCCTGCTGTCCATAAACCTGTCCGCCGGTTTCAGTTGCATAAATAATCTTTCTGAGAACCGTTTTCTGTTCGTTTGTCATATGAAAATCTCCTATATTTTATACTGACACAATTAGACTATTTTATCTGGATAGGTATTTTGTAAATTTTATGAAAGATTCTGGAGTTAATTAGTTTCCGCTTTCGATTCTTCTTCCTTATTAACATCCATCAGCTCATTATACTGTTCCTCAGTAATTCTGCCCGTTGCAAAGAAAATATCAATCTTATTCTTTAAATCATCTGTCAGACCGTTTCTCTCTTTAAGTTTCAGTAATGTTCTATATAACATAATCATACCTCCAATTCTGTTAATGCTACTGCGTATTCACTGTTGACGTAAGCCTCTGCCGCCTGTGTGTCGATGTCCTGTGTCTTTGTGTCCATATTATAGATGTAATCACGATTGTCATTGAGCTGTTTCTTAACATAATCCCATCCGTTTTTCATCGAAATTGGATAATTGAATACTGTATATCCGTCAAGCTGTTCGCTATTGACGCTGATGTTTGTAGTTGGATAATATGTTTGTAGGAGTTCGAATGCTTTGATTTCCTCTGTGGTGAGGTCGATTTCTTCGGGTGTAGCAAGTTCATAATAAAGCATTGCTCCGGACATTGCTTGTTTAAATGCATCTGCATCAGTATATTTGCTATTTTTAATAAAAAACTGTTCACCTCTACTGTTCGCACAGATATACATATCTGGCATACTACTTAAATTTGCTGTTCCATAATTAATGTACATTGAACAGAGCATATTTTGACCGTCAGCTTTTCCACTAACATTAGCTACAAATGCCGTATATCTTGTCATATATGTCCAATCCAGTGATCCTAAATCAACTTCTCCAACCATCTTTATTCGTTTCCCACGTTCCACATCCACATAATCTGCAATATACTGCTGACCATCAATTGTGACGTTACCACCTGAACTTACAGGGATTGCGTTGAGAGTGTATGGGAGAGTGACGGTCTGTTCGTGGTAAGGTTCATAGTCAGTGGCAATATCTCCAACTTCAACCTGAACATAGATTCTATAATTGTTTATTACAGCACCCTTTAATACATGAATGTAAAACGAAAAAGATTTTAAAGATGTTGTAACTGCTTTAGTATTTCTAAAATCCTTTTCTAGTCTACCTACACATAAATAATACGAATCTGGACATGCTTCTCTCACAGAAATAGTTAGTTTATCAGCCGAGCCATCATATGTAAACACAGTATTACCCTGTATCCAAAAATCAGTTTCAGAATCTGCTGTACCGTCAAGTAAAAAATATGAACCCGTTTCGTCAGTTACGCTTTTGCAAGTGACTCCATGCATTGTAAGTAGATAGTCTTTAAACAATGTAGGATTCAATAAATTCTTCCCACACACCTTCACAGTCGGATTCGCAACGCTCTTAATCTCCTGCGGATAATCAGGGTTCGGGCTTGGGATACCACCGGTGTAGGGTTCGAAATCATCGTAGGTGGCGGTTAGGTCAGTGGTTATCATTGGTTTGAAGAGGAGGTTGTTTACTGTAGCCCCATTGAACACAACAATTCTGGCATTTCTTTTGTTTCCATCTCCGGAATATACAATCCCGTTTCCTGTATCTGAATTAGCATTCAGTGAACCGTCTAATCTATATAATGTGTTTAAGCTACCACCCTGAGGACATCCGACAATTTTATATTTTGTATCTTTTTCAAAAATGAAATATCCTATATGAAAGAGAGTATCCGACGTAGCTGTACCATTTATAGTATAAGTTCCATCGCCATTCGCGGTACAAGTAACACCATTCTGTGTAGTAGTCTGCAAAGTAGCATTCAGCAGATTCTTCCCACTATACTGTTTCTGCTCAGACTTCCCATACAGCATCATATCCATAATTTTGCCATTGTCAGAATCGGCAAGATGAGTTTCGCCTTGTGAACTAGCGTAGAATTTGGTGATTTTGTTGGATATATCTTCCTTTAATGAATTAATCTTTTCGTCATTGCCTTTAAATTGTTCGCGTACAGCTTCGCCTGCACTAGAATAAGTAACTCCATTCGCACCAACTCGAATATCAACAAGTTCAGCGTCTGCCGTGGTTGAACCATCAGGTAAATTTGATATATTATCAACCCTCTGTTTTAACTGTTTCCCATTGCTGTCAACCTCATTGATAGCCCCCAAAACAGTTTTGTCAGTAGTGTTTAAATTATCAAATCTTCTGCTCATTATTTTATTTTCAATAAAACCCAACAGCGCCGACAAACTAAGACGTTTGTTTGCCTTGCCTGCTGTATCAAGTACCATTACTTCATCATTATCTGCGGGTTCTGTTTTTATCGTGTAATCTGTCCACTTTGGCATAACCGCTTCCTCCTTATACTAAATATTTGTCCCGGATATATTTTTTAACTGCATCAAGATGAGCCTGTACATCGTCATTCATCACAAGAAAATTGCCTTTATTATTCTGGCTGACAACTTCTCCTGTTTCCTCGTTTACCTCAGAATAGGTGTAAGCGATACGACTTCCCTCTCCTGTGCTAAGATTCATAAAACTTGTAAGAATTTTCTTCATTATAATTTCCCCATTTCGTCAATAATGTTTTTTCTGTCATTAAAAAGTTCCTTTTCATAATCTGGTTCTGATACTTCAAGGCTTTCGCCGTAGTCTGGTTCCGGCATGTCTGTATCTATTGCTCTGTCATAAGCCGTCTCACTCGCATCGGCAAACCGCATGTGCTCATAGTCAGCTTGTCGTGCTTTAATTTCGAATGCAAATTTAAGTCCCGGAGTACCTTTAACAATGAAATATGTCTGTTCCTTTTTATCTACCCAACAATCGCCATCTCCTTCCTTTTGCAAGAAAACATAGTATTCAATCCCTACATTAGTAGATTCTTGAAATATATCGTCTATATCTATCAGGCATGTGCCATCTTCTGATATGGATGCTTCTCCAATATCTCCGAATATGGGCGAAGCCATTTCATAGCAGTAAAACGCCTGTGTACCATAGTCCTTCGTTGGCAGGATTCTTTTCTTCGTGCCACGCACGCTTAAATCTGCGAGGTCGGTACCTGTGCCTATACTGTAAAAATGACCTTTGGCCTCTATGTGTGTACCTGCTGTAACTTTGCTTGACGCTGAAAAGTTGCTTGCTGAAACGCTAGTATTAACTGAGACTGAACTTGCATGTACGGTTCCTGTATAAAAGTTGATTCCTCTAATTCGTGTTCCATACAGTGTACCATATCCTGGTACATACACCCCTGTATTCGTTTCCGAATAAATCTCTCCAGTCGAAGCGTCCAGTGTTACTTCTCCATACGTGCCATTTTTTGCCGAAAGTTTTTTATATCCGACTTCCCATCCCGCTAGCTCGCCAGTGTCAATATACGAGGCATTCAGATACACCTTGTTGTTATAAAGATATAGCCCCTGTGTTTCCCCGTTGTTGGTTAATTTATTAAAAATATCCAACTGGGTCATTTCACTGGCATCTTTTCCGTCCTGTCCGTCTTTACCTTTTTCTCCATATACGCCAATCACGTGAGGAAGTGTTGTTGTCTTAGACCCGTTTGTAAAGAAAGTCTCCTCATAGTTCCATAAGTACCGCTTGTCCGGTGTTGGAGTCTGCACAGCTTCTGTCCATCCAGAACTGCTTGTTGATACACCAGACGAACTGGACGTAGCGAGATAATGCTGTACAATCTTCGAGATTCCATTTCCGGTATCACCTTGCTTTTGCTTCACAACTACAAATTCTTTCTTTGCGGTCATCCCATTGTAAGTTGCAGTTGCTGTGATTGTGCCACTGTCCACGGACAGTCCAGAGACCGTGTACGTTGCCCCTGACGCAGAACCACTTATTCCGTTTTCCGCAGAGAATGAAATATTTGATTGTGCGGTAACGTTCTCAGCACCATACAGTACAGTTACCGTAGTTTTGCATGTCGGAAATGTAGTATATTTGCCAGATGAATCTGTTGGGATTCCCTGGAATTCATTTGATAACAGCACACTCAACGTTGCATATTTTGTCGCGATTTCAGTCGCGGTATTAGACGCTGTATCTTTTGCTATTTCGGATACAGCTTTTCCTTTTAACGAAAACTCTGTCGCGGCAATGTGTACCTTTCCATTGTCATCAATATGGAGCGTGATTTGGTTATCGCTGTCAATAACCTTAATACCTTTAGCGTTTATAAATTTTCCTGCAAGGACACCAGCAAGGATATAATTTGCATTAATATACAGCTTCTTGTCCTTGATATATATGCCTTGCTCTTCACCGCCATTAGTAAGCTTATTAAATACTTCATCCTGTCCAAGACTTGTGTCATACTCTTTGACTGCATTATCAATATCGGTTTTGTCCACATATTTGAAATCAATCCAGTCAGTATCGGTAAATGCACCATCCGACCGGCTTCTAACCGCTGTTTTGATAGAAGCTTCGCCATCTGCTTTTGATGTGACCCAGAAATCTCCCTCATTATATGGTGGTTTAGGTTGTTCAAAATAAACTGCCGCTTTCCCATCAATCTTATCAAACAGATAGTCTGGTACTTCCTGTTCTACCCATTTATTTCCGTCCCAACGCCAACGCGTGTTATTGGCGGTATTCTGCCAAAGGTCTCCTTTGTGGATATATTTACCTTTTTCCCAAACAATTAAAATCTCATTTCCGCCTACGTCCAGAATGGAATTGCCATCAACATCTGTCCACGGAATCTCTTCTGTTTCTATCCATTCAAGCGCCGGGTCTGTATCCTGGCTCCAGGTCTGAATCTTACCATCAAGTTGCTCTTGGAGGCTTTCAATCGTATCGGCAAAAACGCCTTTGATAAAGGCTGTAACTGCTGAATCATCTGTATACTTAGATGCTCTCACCCAGTCATCGGCGTCATAGCTTGCGCCCTCTGCCTTTGCCTTTTGACACTTAAGAATGTCCCCTGTCTTTCCCTGAACCCATAAATCGTCAATATCGTAAGGCGGCACCGGCTCTGCTCCGAAAATTCTTTTCTTTGAATTTGCCGTGTTTTGTGCCTGCGCCGCATCAGCCAGAGCTTTGACCACCGCAGTGTCTTTTACATAATCCCACTTGTATTCGCCATTAATCTTTGCATATCTGTAAGCCTGTCCGCCATATTCTTCGTTGTTTACAATATAAAACAGGTCACCTAAGTGTTTCTCTTTGGTTGTATCATCTGCCCAAGTGGATGCCGGTTCATTGTTACCATCAGGAACATAGTCTCCAAAGAATGCTTCTATCTGCCCGTCAATCTGCTCCTGGAGAACCTTAATCTGTGGAGAATACACTTCTGTAATAAATTTCTCAACCTCGGCATTTGCGACATTTTCAGGCGTTTTTCCTTTGATTGTGAGTTCTGTAGCATTAAGATTGACAGCCCCTGTCTCTGCGTCAATGCGGAACGTAATGTTGCCGTCATTGTCTTTTGCCGTGAATCCCCTAGTATTAATCCAGTCAGACTGAATGCCAATCGCGTACAATATATTCAGAACTGCATCTCCATTGGAATCAAATCCTGCTTTCCAGGTGTTTCCACCATCAACTGAAAGGAAGAATCCATCTACACCTGTTTTATAAATCACTTTTGAATCTTTCAAGGATGGTTTATCATGGCGATATGATATTGAAGACCCGTCTGGCTGAATTTCCTCAGTAAAATAAAATCCAAGTGTGTTTGCAGCTAATTCGTTCATCTGCTTTAATTTTGCATCGTAAGCGGTGATTTTCTTTTCGGAATCTTTCTTAAGGTTATCAACTTCTACCTGCATACTGTCGGGATAATCTGCGTCAATATCTTCCATGCTCTTTGCATTACAAGAGAAGCTCGTACTGCCAGAGAATGCGAAGTCTACATCTGTCAGATATGAATAGTAAATATTGCCTTTAATGTCGGAAAATGTAATTCTATCTCCAAATGTGGCGTATCCGATTGCTATGCTGTCACAAGAGAATGGCCTTAATCTCATACCAACAAGTTCTTTTCCGATCAGGTCAACACCCGTCTGTTCATTGCCACTCAGAAGCTTGTTGTCAATCGTGATGACATATCCGTCTGTACCGTACTTGTATTCCGTCTCATTATCTGTATACTTGACCCCAGTAACAACTACATCGTCAACATCATAGGTAAGGTTATTGATAAAATTTGGCTTAAATCCTTTTCGCTCGAGAATTGTCTCAATCTCGTTACTATCAATGTCAAGAATAGTGTTTCCGTTAATGTCGCACCATGGAACTGTTTCTAAGGTAATAGTGTCTGCACCATCGTCAAAAGTGATGATTCGCAAATTATCATTCTCATCAATGCGAGCGTTGCCGCCTGCCAGAGCTGCAACCATACCGATTACTGCTCTAAAAGTGGTGTTCTCGGGCTTCTTCTGCACCTGATAGTCTGCATTTTTAAATACTGCGTCACCTAACACAATCCCGGTCTGCTGGCAGGCATCTTCTAAAACCTCTCTGACAGAGCATGGAAAAATAAGATTTGTGTTGTAATCCGTCTCTGCCTTGCTCATATAATCCAGCAAAGTAAGATTGATCTCATCGGACGTGGCGGGTTTTTTTGATACGATGAATGTGCCGCGACGAATAGTCTCCAATCTATCAGACAGCTGCAAATTTAAAAATAGAGTGAACTGTGCTCCGGCAAAGTTGTAGTCAGAGAACCTACCATCATCATTGACCAGTGCCAATGTTGCTGTTTTTTCAATAGCTACACCTATCGGGAAGTCCCCGGAATCAGAAGAATCTACAATGCCGTTTCCGTCAAGGTAGAAATCTTCTTTTTCCAGGCTTAAAGTTGTCCCATCACGCAGCACCGCATTCGCCGTAACATAATAGTTGCTATTTAAGAGAGATTCTGTTTTTAACTGATTTGTAACATTAATCATACCGGTCGAATGCTCCTTACATTAATAGTTAATCCTGTCCATCGTTCCTCATTATCCTTGAGTGTTTGCGCTGCCATGTTGAAATTAGATGCATAGAACGTCTTGTCAATCCATTTGCCGGGGGTTCGAGGATCTTTGTGATGAAATGTGAACTGACTTTTGTTGATCATAGAGTTGAGAATCGTTGCAATCTCTCCCCATTTAAGTTCGCCCCATTCCATGTCATACCCAGCAATGGTTCCCATTGGTGTGTTATGCATAACTAAATCCTGACTCCTTTTGGAACTTTCTGTGGATGTAGTTGCGAACACTGGCTTATATGTATCAGGGGCCTTTATAATGACCCCGTCAATCTTAAACTGCTCCTGTGCCATTTACACACCTCCTAACAAGAATGGATTCTGACCGCCGTTTCTGCGTCTCCTAAGCTCTGCTTCATCAATGATAATGTCTAATAGTTTTCTGCCAGATGCATTGACTGTAACATTGTAAGTGTTTCCATTTCCCTGCCCTTTCCCTGACTCTTCCCGGACAATCTGACGCAACAGGCTTTCCGGCGCTTCCAGGTTATTTCCTTTCTTTTGATCTCCTAATACTGCAAGAAATTCACTTCGCGGTGGAATAACTGCACCGCTGGCCAGATACGGAATAGTTCCGACACGCGGGAACGTTGCATGGAACCCGATTCTCTTTGTTCCGAATGGTGTAGGTACATTCCATGGTCCGAAAGAAAACGCGGATTCGATTCCGCCAATTGCATTATTAATCATCCCAACTGCATTATTAACAATACTGATTGCCTGATTAATCGGGGCTTTAATAAAATTCACAATGCCTTCAAATGCAGATCTGACTGCATCTCTGGCGGCATTAAACTTATTAGTGATAGCATTTTTTATCGCTTCTACTTTATCGGAAACAAATGTAGTTACGCTTTCCCATACTTGGGATGTTTTGTTTTTTACACTATCCCACACACCTGTAACTTTATTTTTGATTGCGTTAAATACTGTATTCGCGGTGGCTTTAAGAGCACTCCATAAATTAGAAAGCGTTTTTTTAATGGCATTCCAGACTGTTGAAGTCGCTGTCTTGATTGCGTTCCAGGCAGTGCTAATGACGGTTTTTATTATTTTAAGTGCGCCTTTCGTCACAGTTTTAATTACGTCCCATGTGCCAGTTATAATGTCTTTAATAAGATTCCATATTCCATCTGCAATCTCTTTTATTCCTTGCCAAGCCAGTTCCCAGTCTCCCGTAAAAACGCCTACAAGGAAATCAATGATTCCGCTCAGAGTGTCTGCTACATCACCAATAATTTTAATTAATGATTTTATGACTTTGATTGCCACAGTGCCTACAACGTCAATTATTTCTGCCACAACCGGAAGTAAATTCGCGATTATCCAGTTAATTAAAGGCACTAACACCGACTCCCACAGAAGCTTCAGAGAATCAATAAGCTTGCCGAGAAATGCTTCTATTTTTAGGATAGCATCCCCTAACGGTCCCTCTAGCAGCCCTTTAATTTGTTCTGCCAGTCCTTGTAGCACCGGAAGAATGTATGTGTTATATCCAGTTATTAGAGTTTCAAGTATACTTGATAATCCATCTGCTATAGAATCAAAGAACGGTTTTACATGCTCATCGTATAATCTTGATACTGCGTCACTAAGGTTTTGAACAACTGTTAAGACCCCACTCGTTACGGTTTCTATTACTCCGAGGCTACCCTCGATTGCTGACTTTAAAATGTCCTTGTTGTCGATAAAAGGCTGTGCAATCATGTTTAGGATATCCCTGCCAAGTTTTGCAGCCGTTTCTGTAAGGACCATTCCAATTTCAGCAAAGATTCCGATTAAGTCTGCTGTAATCTGCTGTGCGGTTTCTCCGCCGAAAACCGAGAAAACATCTGCGAAAGCAACTGCAAGATTTCCTGCGATTTGTGAAATTTCAGCACCGATGTTGAACATATCTATTAGATAGTTCTTTATTCTTTGCACGTTCTGCTTTAGAAACTTCTCGATTCCGCCTATAATGTTTTGCGCAATTGTCAATCCGATTCTGGCAAATGAGCCAGCAACTTGTCCAATTGCATATGCAAATGAATCGAAAAAATTATTTGCTGCTTTAGTAACTTCTGAATCAGTGAAGATATCCTTTAAAGATTTCCATATGGAATCAAGATCCTTTTTTATTCCGTCAAAAATCGGCTCGTAATCTCCTAATCCATCCCAGAATCCCTTTGCGACTAACTTAGCCAGCTGTTTAAACCTGTCAATTATCTTTTTTAGCGGTTTTGACATCTTGTCAAGGACTGTCTCACCCTCTGCCATCTTTCCGTAATCAACATTTTGTACAGCATCTTTCATCTGATCTGCAAGCCCGCCGGTTGCACCCGGTACTTTTGATGATGAACCCGTACTTTTGTTCGTTGAATAATTATTTATTTCGTCAAGTGGATTAAGATATCCTTTTGCCGCCTTAGTAGCTTTTTTAGTCGCATTCGCTGTTTTATTTGTCGCATCTGCCAACTTTTCGGCATTGTCGGCAGCATCTCCGTATTGGTCGGCCGTATCGGCTATCGCATCTGTTCCGGCAAGGCCTGCGCCACTAGCACCTGTTTGACCTGATGACTTCTTTCCAGTAATCAATTCCGTAAATGACTTGAAGGCATTTGCCAGAGTTGCTAACTTACCGAGTAAGATATTGATAACTTTCAGAACAGGCGTGAAAATATTAATCAATCCCTGTCCGACTGTTGCCTTGAGAGATTGCAGCTGTAACTGCATCACTCGCACTTGGTTCGCCCAGCTATCAGAAGTACGGATAAAGTCTCCAGATGCGGCTGACAACTGTTTCTGTACAAAAGCCAGACGAAGAGCCACTTTCTCCTGCTCTGTCATTTCAGATGTGGTTTTCCCATAGCCATTAGCAAGTGCGTACTGATCAAGTGCTGACTGGGTCATTACCACGCCGAGGTCCTTGAGTGTTTCCGTTTCTCCCGTAAACACTGATTTCAGCTTAATATAAGCCAAGTCTTGGCTGATGTTATAGAATGATGCCACATCACCAGTTAGCTGTGTTAGAGCCGTTGACATATCATAAGCCTGTGCTTCTGAGAATCCGAACGACTTAGACATTGCTCCGAACGTACCAACATACTGTTTTGCCATCGTCTCTGACAGCCCGGCTGAGGTCATAGCGTTCTTTGCGAATTCATTAACCTTATCCGACATGGTTGTAAATGTAACATCGACCACGTTTTGCACTTCTGCCAGATTAGAACCAAGTTCTACACACTCTTTTCCAAACTGGGTCAATTTCCCAATTGCGAATGCTCCGCCAATCAGTATGCCTATTTTTTTTACTACGCTGCCAAGTCCATTAAATGACTGTTTGATTGCTGACACGCCGTTCTGGACACCGGTTGTATCCATTCTGGTATCAATAATGACTGAGCCATCAGCAGCCATGTGTCCACCTCCTAACTATTTGAGGTTCAACATCTCATTCAGCTTATCTTTATAAGCTTGCTCCTCGTCGCTGAGACGTGTTTTTATATCAATGATGTTTTTATTTTCCTGATAGAATTTCTTTTCCCACTTATCTAGTTTTTCACCTTTTGCTTTTTTTGAACGGATTCCAACGACCGTATTAAATAAACATTCACCAGATTCCATGAAGTATCCGAAGAACGTCCACCAGTGCATATACGGAATAGCTCTGATTTCTTTTCCGGCAACCTTGTTTACTGCCGGTACAATCATATCTCCATCCTGCTCCCAATCCATCAAACGGGGTTTTGGTTTGTTTGAGTTATCATCAGTCTGTCCGCAGTCAATAAATTCACACGCTTTCTGACAGGCTTCAGATAAGTGTTCCGGCGGTATACTTTGCCAATCCTCGAACAGAATCTGCAACATAACAACTGCTTTTGCCTGCTCGTCTAATTCCGGGTCGTTCATGGCAATTAGAATATCAATAATCGCACGAAAATCTGTTCTGATAGAAAAATCCACCCCACTGATTTTTAGTGAGGTGGGTAACTCATAGGCGGTCATTTTGTGTATTTCTCCGTATACTTATCAACAGTAGCCTGCATTTTTTCCTTTCTTTTTTCGATTTCCGGTGCAATTGCTTCTGAAATCTTATCAAGTACAATATAGGCGAACACTTGACCATTTCCAAACACAGTTGTTGCGGTAATTGGTTCTTTAAATAAATCCTTAGATGCTTCGTATCCGAGCATATAATTGATTTTGTCCTCAATCTGCTTATTAATCTCCGCCATTTCTTTGCTAGAAGAAACATTTTTAACAGATTCCTGAGCCTGTTCAAAGAAAGTTTCCAATTCTTCCGCTCTTGCTGCAACGTTAATGTCAGTAGGATTCAACTTGAATGAAGAGAACACTTCACCCTGTTTATTTGTGAATGTGAAAAGAAGAAACCCATCATCAATGTTTGTATTAATTGTTTTTGCCATTTTCCATATCCTCCTAAAATTATTCGCTGTCAGCTGTAAATGAGCCGGAAGCAATGTCAAATTTACCTTTGACGCGCTCTCCAACGTAATTAACTGTGAACGGAATCTGATAGCCGGATGTATCACCGCCGTAGGAGGTCGGCACAACGTAGCAATCCTGCTGGTATGCTTCATACTTGCCTGCTGTGGCTTCTGTCCAGAGATGAACTTCAACTGCTTTTGTCTTGAGGTTATCGTCTTTGAGGCGTCCATCAACGATTTTCTGTAACGCCGTGAACAGATCGGAAGTAGTGTCTGCATAGAACGGATCAGCGTCAGAAGAAACTTCATAGCCGTTATGCTTAAATGTGGATTCTCCAAGGATGTTTTTAGATGTTTCGGTATCCGGGTTGAGTTCGATGTTGTACTCTTCCAGGTCCTTTCCAAGACGCTCATATTTCGGTGTCAGCCCTCCACAAAGAGAACCGGCATCAATGTAATGAGCCATATATTTACGGTCAATCTTGCCTGTAACTGCCATAGAAATGTCCTTTCTGCCTATAATTTTAAAGGCTGTGTAGGTTAGCGACTATCTCCAATTGATAGCCGGTTGTTACTTGTTATATTACTTCATAAGTGTTTTCGTAGCGTACCGATAATGGCAATAACCAGTCCTGTACGCCGTTCTCCTGCGGCTCTAAACCATAGGAGTTGTCACGGGTTATACGTTTTATCACTCGCCCCTGTGAAAGCTCTGGAAACGCATTTAAGCGCGTCTCAGAGCCATTTATGACAACTGGTTCCCGGCATATCCATTTACCGAGACTGTCCAGAAACTTCTGAACAGATAACTTCTGCCGTTCTTTGTCGGATGCCGTGCGGTAAACCACATAAAATGGATACTGACATACCTGGTGCATCACTCCACAGACATCTTCTTTTTCCGAATAGATCAAGGCGCCGTTATCTGCCGAGAAAGCGATTCCGGAATCTTTGTTCAGTTCTTCGAACTTGATGCTTTCGCCCTGATATAGCCCTGGATACTGGTTCAGAAGTGCTTTCATGGCATCTGTCAAAATCTCATATCCGGTTGCATCTTTGCCAATTGGCTTATCTGTCATGTCGTCCACCTCCTGCTTGTGCTTTTACTTTGCGAATCCATGTACTGCCGTATTGCCGTTTAGCGGCATCAAACCATTTTGCCTGTGCCTGTGGGTGCGCCTGTCTGGTGTATTCAAGATTCTCCTTTGCAGCTGTCCGACCAGAGAACTGACTGACAAGAACTTTCTTTGCTCCACGTCTTGCGTAGGGACTTCCAGTTGCTTCGTCAACCATTCCTTTTCCCTCATACAAAAAACGTCCATAAGGTGCCGCCGCTGCGCACACTTTCCCAGTTCCTTGTAAGGATGCACTCTCAACTCTTGTTCGGTTGATAAAGTCCCCTGTAATCATCGGCATAAATGGCACCATACTGTCCATTACCATCCCATCAAGGAGATACTGTGCTTCCTGGTACTGCCTTGAAAAACGACTCATATTCAGATTAACTTTCATGTCTCCATCAACGATAGTAAAACCTTTAAAATGCTTTGTTCTGCTCATGCTATTTACCAAGAATTTCAAAGTGTGGAATCAGGCTGTACGGTCCACCCACGCTTGTGATTTTGAATACATTGTCTTTATTTTGATTCATGTACTGATAGAATCCATTTCGGTAATCACCATCAGTGACTGTTCCACCAGTCCACTCACCCTCCCAGAAGAACGATTCATCTGAGAATGTGATAGTGTCTTCCAGGGCATTGTTGATCTGCCTTTTCCACTCTTTAGGCGGTACATACGGGAGAATCTTGCCACTCTTGTCAGCAATGGTTATTTCTCCGTTCTGGACAGTATATCGTACGTGCAACTGTGCGTTGTCTGTTGCGTCTGGCCCGTACTTCTTAAGGATTGCCCCCTTGTCCGTAATAAGGTCGACACCGGATAAAACATGAGGATACCAGTACGCATCTCCAGTCGTTTTGCTTTCGTAATAATTGAAAATCGTCACTGTTTTTTCGTACATGATACCCTCCTTTTTACAGCTTTAAATATTTATATCTGTTCTTCTTTGCGTATTTAATGGCTTCTTCTACGCTGTCAAAGCGTTGTCTAACATCCTCTTTCTTGGAGATTCCCTTGGCATGATAATTACCCTCATCGTCCCAGTTCGATATTACATTTCTCGTCCCAGTCATATAATAGGAGTATCCTTGCTTATTTGGCTCGGCTTGCTTATGTATAACAACGTTTCCACTTCCAAAGCCACTTGTTCCGCCTCTACCACCCATTACACTTCACCTCGTTAAATTTATCAGAAAAGGCTTTGATTCTAACAATATTACCTTTGCACTCTTCCGGTACTTTTCCGTAAAAGATAATGCTTTCCGGGTACAATTTCTCAATCATGGCATTGTAACCGGAAAGAAATAGTTCTTTCTTTTTCTTGCTGTTCATACAGCCAACAGAGCTGACCGCCACCGTGCCGCCCTCTGGCTCACCGTCAAAACACCATTCGTATGAGTCCGGCGTACTCCATGATATTGTTGGAATCACATGGCAACCATATTCTTGCAGATATGTACCTATCCAGTGCTTGCGATAATGGTTATATATCTGGATTGCCTTAGGGAAATCGGTGTAGGTGCTGAAATCCGGTGTCAGAACGTACCGGAATTTGCTCAGCTTATCCACGTACCTGTCTGGATTTCTCCACAACGCATCAAACTGGTAATCATCCAAGAAGAAATGCACCACTTTCTCTTCTGGGTTCTTGCAATTACCTCTTGCGTAATTAAAACCGATAAATTCGCAGTTCCCTTCGAATATCTCTGGGTGTATCTGTGGTATGCCATATTCACCAACACCTGGAAAGATACGGCGGTTTAGATTTTCGTAAGCTATACTCGTCTCTCGGTTTGCCATAGATTACTTCTTTCCACTTCCAAAGAACCACGAATCAAAGTTTTTCATTCTGCGCTTTCTGACTCTGTCATAAGTGGTGGTAGTACGGCTTGTATCGTGCAAAGCACTTGTATCGCCTTTTTCAGAAGTCTTTGAAAATTTGTGCATTTCATCTCTCATGGCTACGCTGGCATTGACTAATTTTCGATGTTCTATAGCAAGCCTTTGATTTTTAAATAACGCCTCTGCACTTCCAAGTTTTGCGATTTTCCTTTTACTCTCACTCAGTCTGTCATTTATATAATTCATTGTCTTTACTGCTTCACTCTTTGTTTTGATTGACTTAAAATAGCTAGTGTTTTCTGAATTAATGACCTTCTCGAGTTTATTGTCTTTCTTGACAATTCCACTTCCTCTGAGTGCGTCACTTTTCTTTGCAGAGTTGAAATATACTTTTGACATTAACTTAGAAACTGGCTTCTCGTTGTTTAATCCACTGCTTCCACCACGTCCACCCATAAAATCACTCTTTCATAATACTTTGCTTAATAACCTGATTCACACCAGTAGCCGACAGTCCGTTAAACATACCGACTGCAACTGCTGTGATATAATCTGTTGCCGGGAAATCCGGGATAATTCCCATTCCGACTGCTCCGAGAATCCCGCCAGTAATTGCCATGACTACTGGAATCCATTCATCAGAGATTCTTTTTGACGCTTTACAGCCCATTCCTACGATGTAGCAGATCATAACGATTGCTACACATGAGCCTAATGTTGAAATGTCCATAGCTTAGTCCTTTCTGTAGTCCTCAATAATGGTCTCAATTCCATATTCAATGGCACAGGTGTTCTCAATCTTGCACCCTCTGGCTTTGTCCCATCCTTTGGCGAAAAACGCCACATCAGCTTCTGCCAGAAGTTTGAGGGATTCACCCAGATACCAGAGTGGCTTTGCGTCAACTGGTGCTGACTGGAAGAAAGAATCAATTACTTCTACAGGCTCGCCGACCTGTTTCTCCGCGCTTTTGATTGCTTTCTCTCTTACTACAAGAATTTCTTCGTCTGTCTTGCCCATCATGGGCTGAGAAATAAATAACTTTTTCATATTAATCACACTCCTGCATACAATACTGGTATTCCATCATCCGTCCTTACTCCCATTAGAAGCGGTAAAGCCGTCTTAAGAAGTAAGTCGTTCGTTTTCTGTACGTCTCCGGCGGCGGCATACACAGCACTCCATTCCTTTGCACTCGCTCCAATCTGCTGAGGTGTGGCATAAGAGATGGATTCACTGCCAGATGATACAGATGTTACAACGCCTGTCGTGCTACCACCGGACCCGATTGTGGTTGATGTACCGCTCGCAGCGGCATTGGTAGCATTCTTCTCAGCAAGCTCAATCTGATACATTAATTCAGCCAGTGAACAGACTGCCTTTTTGATGCGCTTCTGTGAGCGTTCGTTTTTCGGCAGTCCGTCCACCAACCTGTCAAACGTCATTATGTCCACAAAATCACTGGCTCTTTCTGCCAGTCGTGGAAAGTCGGTTTCTGGCACGACAGAGTCGAAGTATGAAGTTGTGTAAAAATCATAATCTGCGTAAGCCATGCCAGTTACCTCCTGTGATCATCATTTTGCTGTTACAGTTGCGTGTCCGGCGCTCAGTGCTTTATAGGTACTGTCGCACTCAACCACTGTGATTACCTGTCCTGTTGTTGCGGTAATGTCAGATTTTCCATCCCACGCGCTCCAGTTCTTCACATTCTGTCCGTACTCTACGGAAGTCTCAGATGATGCAACTTTGTATTTATATACATTTCCTGCGCTTACTTTTTCCGGAGTAACAGTCACTTTTGTATCTCCGCTCTTATTTCCTGCTGTGGAGTTTACAGTCAGAGTTCCAAGCGTCTGAGTTGCGTTGATAGTTCCGACAGCAACAGCGTCAATATATTCTGCAAAGAGGGTAAGTCCCATGATTGCGAATGATTCAGACACTGCTGTGTGGTAATTGCCCTGTGTATGGAATCCGATCAGATTTGTTTCACCGGATACAGTATATACAAGACCCGCTCTTGCGAAATCAGATTCGTTCGGGTCAACATAGTACAGAACGATATTTTCAACAGGCGTAGCGATTACTGTTCCTCTCGGAATTTCACTGTCAGACAGTAAGAAAATCGTATTGAATCCCAGGAAGTCTTTCACATACTGGAAGCCGAACTGGTTCTGAATAGAAATCTCAGCTGCGCCGATGTACTCATACACGTCCAGAATATTTACAAATCCAACAACGCCAGTCACATTTCTGTGCATCTGCTTAAATTTGTTTTCTACGCGACCCTTAGCCATTGCCAGAGCCATCTGGAAAGTGGTTTCCGTGAATGAGAGAGTACCTGTTTTCAGATAATCATAAAATCTTTCAGTAACATTGGTCTGAAGCTGGAAGAGGAATTCATCATCGGTCATTTGAACAGCGTTCTCGTAACCGTGATCTTTGATCGCTTCGATAGATACAGCCTTTGCGTACTTCTCAATGCTCATTTCTGCATAAGGCTTTTCTTTTACAGTGAATTTGCTGTAAGGGATTTCCTCGCCCTCTTTAACATTTCCGTCCTGTAGTGTGCCTTCTGCGTATTTCGATTTAAGAACCGCTCCGGGTGTCTTTTTGATTGGACGCATGATACCAAGAATCTCACGCAAGTGTTCCCAGTTTCTCTCAAATCTGGTAACGAAGTCAATCTCACGTGCCTTTACCTGAATATCATTAGTCATAATAAGATTAGCTTTTGCTGCCATATAAAAAATCCTTTCTACCCATAATTGTTAAGGCATTGGGTTGGCGGCTATACTCTGGTGTATAGTCGGTGTAAAAAATCACTGGAATAACTGGATATTTTGAGCAATTGCAGCCTGTCTCTCAGATGGGTCTTTGATCGCTTCAATATCTTTCTTTGTCATGTTTCCCGGCATCTGCTGCTGTCCAACATGAGTGGTAAATCTCGCCTGTTGCTGCTGAGCCCGCTGCTGAGATTCATCCACAAAAGCGGATGCATCAAACTGTTTCATCTGCTCGATCAGATCGTTCAGTCCAAGGATTTTACCGTCTTTCAGTTTTAATCCAGCTTCTTTGATGTCTGCCATGACTGATTTCTTTGCAGCCTCACTGGAAAATTTAACATCATCGAGTGCTGTTTTAAGTGCATCTGAGAAATCACGGTCATAGATTTTTGCGTTGAATTCTTTCTCTGCATCTGCCGCTTTCTGTTTCCAAGTCTCTAACTCGGTTTTAACATTTGCCGGGTCGATACCGTCAAAACCTTTCAGGGTCTCTTCTGCTGCTTCAGCACGTTCTTTCCAGTCATCACGTTCACCCTCGACTTTCGACAGGGTTTTTGCTACTTCCTTAGCATTTTTGTAATGCTCAGAGAGTGCTTTCTTCACATCTGCCTGTTTATCTTCCGGGATTTCGATTCCAAATGATTTTAATGTGTCAATAAGTTTCTGCATAACATCCTCCTGGTCGTGTTTATTGACCTGCCGCCGCAGGTAAATGGATTAAGCCAGTTAGACCACTGGCAGGGTAATGGAATGAGAGGACTTGAACCTCTGACGTCAAGAATTCAGCATCTCCGCTCTTCCTACTGAGCTACATTCCACATAACCCGGATTCCCGGGTTAGCAAGGTATTTAACGTGTTATGCCTACCACGAGTTGTTTCGGATATTTATTCTTTTTTTAAAGAAAAGCATGAATAACAAAAACCTTAATCAAGGAGGTGAGCCATCTTGCGTGCCAGACGGCAAATACGCACGACAGGATTCGAACCTGTTTAACTTTCCATTAAAGCGTGCGCACCAGCTACTAAATTAAAGAAAGGAGGATTAAAACGAAAATGTCAAAACAACCGTTTTACTTGTGCTTCCTGCTGCACAATTACATTATAACAGATTTCTTTTAACTACCTCTCTACCACTTTTTGTGTTTTTAAAGCATATCCCGGAGTTTTTCCACATATCTTTTAACAAGATCGCGTTCCTCCCGGCACTCCGCATCTTTAGACATATCGCTCATTTCTGTTGTAAGTTCGTCCAGATGTTCTTCCAGAGCGGCAAGCATCTTCCTTTTGCAATCCTCAGATTTGCCGGAACGATAGCTCTGCTTCTGTGTCATATAGTCGTCATAAGCGTCTCTCCCATCAGAACGGCTGTAATGCCCTCTGACATAATGTTCACTACGTCTGGCATAAGAATTACCCCTGTCGTAATCCGGCATCATTCTGCCATCATTTGCGCTGTATCTCCCCATGCTGTCGCGCTTTCTTCCACGTTCGCTGTAATCGTCATTGTAGCCACCACGCATCTCATCAAGGACAGTATTGTAATATTCCACTTTCTTGTCCCAATACTGCGTATTCTTGATATCTTTATACATATCAATCAGCTTGTATGTCATTTCCAGATTTCCAGTGTTCAGCCCATTATCAGCAATTTTGGAAAGCTCATCCTCAATTCTTGCGCATAAGTCTTTAATATCTCTCATAATCACACCTCCTAAGCTTCTCTTGTCGCAACAATGTTGGCGTTCGCAACAGAAATAGCCTGATCACTGGTATTCTCTACTGCAATATTAACGCAACAATTACGAGGTACATCAATATAGATGCCAGAGGACACATTATTATACTGGTCTACTGCTGCCGGTGTGGAGATCATCTGAGAAGAAAGAACCGGCTCGCCAGAGATTGCAATAGCCAGAGAAATAGCTCCGACAGTGCCACCTGTTGGAATTGCGATATTACCAGAAAAATCCACGAAAAATCTTGCTTTACACTGGTTAGTCAGTCCTCTTAGCGTAATAATTCCGCTTCCCTCTCTGTGTTGAATACAGTTAGAACCTTTGACTGCTGTGTTTGAAAATACTACGTTTCCATTTGCTGCTACAGTCTGAGCAGCTACATTTGTAAATTCTGCCATAAAAATACTCCTTTCATATCACAAAAGGACAGGTCTCAGCCTGCCCCTCTGTGTAATACGGCATAAGCCGACATCCGAAATCAATCGAAAGATACTCTCAATATGAAATTATCAGCAATTACATCCAGTGTTGCATCCACATCCGTAATATGTGTTCGGATTAGGAACCTGATATGCCGGAATCGGCGCCGGATTAATCGCATTAATGAGCTGCTGTGTCTGTGAAGCCATTGCAGTTGTGAGAAGTGCGCTCTGGCGGTCCTGAGAAGCAGCGCGTCTGAGGTCATTGTTTTCAGCCTGGAGATTGGATATCTTCTCGTTGCACAGGTAATCAAGGATTGCTCTTGTTCCTGCGTTCTGGCTGTCAATAATGTCTCTTGTGTTACTGTTCATGGTGTTCTGCAATGCACAGGTATTCTGTGCCATGTTATAGTTTATGCCCTGGATTGCTTCCCTTGTTTCACAGCAGCAGTTTGCAAGCTGTGCCTGGAGCGCATTGGTATTCTGCATATTCGCTACAGTATCGGCATTAATAGCCTGCTGAATTCCGAAGCCAGTCTGCATAATGTTTGTGTTGATTCCGTTAAATCCGGTAAGCATACCATTATTCATAGCATAGAAGCCATCACAGAGACCATTGTTGATTCCGTCAAGCTTGCTGATTACTGCGGAGTTATCAAATCCTCTCTGAATGTCTGCTTGAGTAGCTGCTGTGGCTGCATATCCGCCGCCGTTGCCGTTATTGCCCCAGCCGTTGTTTCCCCATCCGCAAAATGCGAACAAGAAAAGCACGATAAGCCACCATGCGCCATCTCCGCCAAACATGCCGTCATTATTTCTACCGTTTCCAGTAGCAGCGGCAATATCTGCTAAACTATAATTTCCATCCATAATATAATCTCCTTTTTGTGTATTTACATCAATCTGGCCAGATTGTAATGTACTATTTCATATTCTTCAGCAGACTCTGGAATTGCCCTGCCATCTGCTGAACCTGATTAAGTTGCTGTTGAGAAATCTTCCCAGACTGCAACATCTTCTGAACTTCTTCCTTCGGGTCTCCTTTAAAATTCTGTTTAAACTGCATAAACTGCTGTATCATCTGCATTGGTCCGTTCCCCTGTGGCATCCCACCGCCAAGTGCGTTAAATAATGGATTACTCATCTGCGTTTCCTCCCTTGATTGCTGACTCTTGTACAGTATTAGTTCTAACAGGTTCAGAAAATGAATTTAATCGACTTGCTATAGCGTCGCATTTGGCTTTTAAATCATCGTATTCCTGTCGAGTAACATATTTACTGTCCATGTTCTGAACAGGCTGTTTAGGCGGCATCTGAGAGCCTATCTCGTGGTATTCAAATGTCCGCAGTGGCTGTGGCATACCGGATACATCTGTGGATTTTATGTAGAACTTTTCACTCTCTGAATCCATCAGCAAAACACTTGTCCCGGGCGCTACCAGATAGGATTTTGCGCCGACTTCGCCGGATACCCACAGGATACCGCTATTATTCTGCTGTGGTTGCTGTACTGGTTGAGCTGGAATCTGGACAGGCTGTTGCTGGAACTGGTTCATTTGCCCCGGAACGCCAAAGCTATATTGATAAGGATTGTTATATAATGCCATCTTATACACCGCCTTTCTGATTATATTTTTACATAAAAAAAGAACCGGAAACAGGTCGTTTCTGGCTCTAATTAGTATCCAAAAAGTATCAGCACACTTTAATTATTTTATTGTTCACCCGGCGGCTTAACCGTTTTGCCGTAGATATACTCACGTTCATCTGCTCAGCGCAGTATTCGAGCGTATGTTCTTTACATCTCAGTCGGAACAATATTTCTTCGTCCGGTGTGAAATTACACTCTATCAAGAATCTGTCTATATCTTTCTTCGTGAACACATATAATTTCATGAGCATACCCCTTACTAATGCTAACGTTGATTCTGCGCAAGATAATTTGTAAGCTTCTGTTTTGTTTTTTTTAATTCTTCCACATTATTCCCACTGATCTGACTGTCCAGCATGGTTGATAACACTTCCAGAATTAATGAATCTCGTTCTGCGATTCTCCGAAGACTTTCATAATCTCGTCTATCATGTTCTTCCAGTGTCTCTACTCGCTTATTAAGTCGAAATGCCGGTGTAATCCATTTAAAGATTACGGCTGCCGCGCCTCCGACAATAGACACCCCTCCGCAGATAGAAAGGAAAATCTGTACAAATTCTGATATACTCATTTAGCTACTCCTTTTCCCAGTAGTATACCGGGATCTCATTACCACTATCCCATGTATCGTAATATTTACCATTCTGTACCGTCACTGCATGGCCATCTATGCATAAAATGTATGTACCTGTCGGATGGTCTGCGCAAAAATCATTGACTGTATAGATATACCGTTCTGATTGCTCAATCAGTTTGCGTCTGTACCCATGTTTGTAAAGGTACGCTCCCCAGACATAATTAGCTGATGGCATATCTGACAGAGTGCATGCCTGTATCATTAATCCGGCGAATACCGTTTCCCAGTCGAAACCGGTTGCCTTGCATATTGCCCGGACAACGCAATCTCCTGTTCTCTTATCCTTAACGGGATTCGGATTATAATATTCCCATCTATCCATCAGTCAATCCCCTTTGCTGTTTTATATCTCTTTGCCGCTTCTCTGGCTTTTGCAGCATTCTGGCGGTTCCATTTAGCAATCATGAGTCGGTCTTGCAGCTCTCTTAGATCATTGTCTTTGCAGTAATCTTTGTATGCAGCATTTTGTTTCTGCAAAAGATAAGACTTCCGGTCAAGGTCTTGCTGTAATGCGAATTTTGCCTGTTCGTCCTTGCAGTTATCAACCGCCGCTTGCATTCCAAGGACTTCACGCTTTGTTTTGCGGATTCTTCGCTCATAAGCACGTTGTCGCTGTTCTTTTTCATACTGTTTTCCCTTGTCGGCTTTGTCCTGCGCTGATAGTTCTGTATAGGGATTCGGCATCCCTTCCGCCCAAACCGAAAAATGATGTCTGCAATTTACTCCGCATATTCCATCAGCTTCGCCATAATGACAATTTTCAATAAAATCTGGATATTGGCTTACTTTTTGTTCTGACATTTTACGGTATTCTGATGTATCTTGCCCCTTGAAGAACTCCGGCTTAATTTCTTTTAATTTTTCCCAGTCTATAGAAAATACCTGCCCTTGCCATACTTCATGGCTTGGGCGGCTTCCTATATGTGCCGATGTCAGTACTAAACCATACCCCATTTCTTTCATTCTTGCCAACTGAATATCAGCACACGCCTGCGCCACTCCAGTTCTGACAGAACGTGCGACTGCTGTTTCGATCGTGTCTTTTCTGCCAGATGGATATGTGACCGTAACGCCATCACTCACAACGTTATTAACTGCCTCTTTGATGGCTTGCGTATACCCAACCGCCCCAGTCATTACATGATTATAGGCAAGGTCGCATTGCTCAATATAGAGCCTCTGAGCGGCACTTGCAGTTGTTCTTGTGAAGTTCTTCCACTCTCCCATAGTCGCAAGCATATTTCGCTCCATGAGTCTTATCATAGCTGGTGACTGTTCGAGCGGTACAGGGCTTAATCCTGCCGCCTTATATACCTTATCATCATAGTTCATTGCAGTGATTCCTGCATCTTCAAACGCTTCAAGAAGTTCCTGCTGTTCACGTTTGGTATATTTGGATAATTCTGCCAGAATGTCCTCTAGCAGTTCACCTGATTCCTGTAGCGTTCTGATTCTCCACGCATCGGCATTAGTCAGAATATAATCTTCACCTCTGCCAATTCTTGCCATCATTCTCGACACGATCTCAGAGATGATGTACTGATGCAGTTCTTCTGCTATCTGTTCACTGCCCTCTGTAATTTGCCGTAAATATTCTGGGCTTAACATAACTATTCATCTCCAAACAATTTTGGCTCGTCTGGCTGAGCTTCTTTGACCATTGCTACCGCCTCGTCTTTCGTCATTCCTTCAAACTTTACGAAATACATCCATGCCGGAACCTTTCCAGTGGTCACATACTGCCACCATCTTGCACGATCATTTTCACGCACATATAGGATATCTCCGAAATCATAATTGACTTCATAAGCCCCAACCGGTGCAAGCCCGTACAGGTCAGCGTAAACGTTCAATGCGTAAATAACTTCGTCCAGACAGGATTCCAGTTTGTCACGCACATCTTTAACGAACTGCACTGTCCTCTGCTGTTCTGCTTCTACTCCCGTAGCCGTCTGAATGCCGCTAGATTCGTTAAAAACAAAGTAGCCATTAGAGAATCCAATCTTATATCCTAACTGGCTTAAAATGGCGTTTATTCCGCTTATTCGGGTATCCGTGTTGAGAATCGGATTGATTTCTCGATAGAACTCTTTTTCGTCCTGTCCGAATACATTTTTCACATAATCCGGCAAACTCATTTCTGAGCATCTGTGTTCCATTGCCTGTGGCGTCATAGCGGAAACAGGCGAGCCACTTGGCATCAGCAGTCGGTCGTCTGCTAGAACAGTCCGCTTAGAATCAAGGATTTCTTTTGCATTTCGGCTATATGCAATGTCCAGGTCTTTTAATTCTTCTATGGCTTCTGCGAATATTGGAAGTCCAAGTGGTGTACTGATATCCACATTGTTCGCCTGCGGTGTCCGCAACATTCCGTACAACGGTCCGTCCAGCTTCTCGCCGTTTGCCTTGAGTATCGGCGGTGTATCTGCCATGAGGTCAGCCCATTTAGTCTGTTTAAGGCCGATTCTATCTCCGATGCTCTGAGGAGATTTTGATACGTAAGCTCTATTAGAAACGTAGTACGGATAAGTTGTCACGCCATCTATTGTGGTCTCAACAAATCTATGATATTCAAGCCGTGTATAGTATTTCCGTCCAACAGTATACGAATCCTTAAATATAATCCCTTTAATCTCCTGATTATCGTAATCCACGATCATCACATCTGCTGGAGTAAATACGTCAAGGCTCTCGCCGTTTGGCTTAATGAACACGGTTCCGTAAGCACAGCCATATTCCACCCAGTGACGAATCTGGAAATATACCTTATCAATCTGCTCCTGTAGCCATGCCGCCCTTGCGGAACCATCTATCTGAATGCCGATCGCCAATGTTGCGAGCCGGGCTGTTTCTGAGCAGACGGATTTTGCAAAATTAATCGTCTTGATGTTATTCTTGTCATCTAGCCATTCCGGTACTCCCCTGTAAATGTTCGCGCACCGGTTAATCAGTGATTCCATTTCTGGAAATTCTGCTGCCTGGATGTTGAAATCCTCTTCGGCTTGTTTTTTGAATATCATGTTAAACCACCTTTTTAGCGTTGTTATAAGTCCCATTTAATCTACCTTTTAAAATCCATCCATCTTACAGAAGTATCTCGCACAATAATGTCTTCATATTCTACAACTTTTAAGATTTCGTTAATGTCAGATGATCCATATATTTTTAAACCGATGCTTAAGAATTTATTTATTTTATCTGAAAAGTACCTATCTAACATTTTATGCACTGTACCCCCTCCTGTTAAATAACGGCTCATAAGCATACCTAAGTGCCGAGATTGCGTGATCGTTTCCATCAGGATAACCGCTTATTACATTTCCCTCTTTGTCCCGATCATACTCATATTCTGTAATTTCTTTGTATGCGTTCGGTGTCCGCTTCGGGTCAATGACTATGGTCTTTGTTTGTAAGAATTTAAAACCATACTCGATACTTCCCGGCCCTTTGATCGCTCCTCTGGCAGGAAGTCCGGCATCCCGGAAGTCGTTCACGGACTTGGGTTCCGCGGAATCACATATCATCGTATAATCGTCGTAGCCTTTTTTCTTGATCCAATCAGCGGTCTTGGAGTTGCTCCATTTATTTACATACAATTCGTCAATCAGATATATCTTCTCCCTGGCAGAATCGTAATAAGTTCGGAGATAGCAGAAGGCATCCGGGTACCATCCATAATCTACGCCAGCGAAAATACGATCCATGCGGACGATTTCTTCATCTGTAATATCTCTGATTTCTAGGTATTCAAATACGTTTCCGCCGTCACCATTTGGAACACCCAGGTATTCATGCTCATAGGCTTCTGGATTGATTTCTTTCAGATGCGCTGCATCGTCAATAAACTTCTGTCCGAGCCACTCCGCCGGAGCTTCCAGATAACTCGAATGATGGATAACTCTTTTCGGGTTAGGCGTGAGCTTGATCCTGTTTACCCAGTTTGATTTTGATTTTGGTGGGTTATATGATGAAAAATCATAGGATTCATCGCCACCACGAAGCACTGACTGATTAACAGAACGCTCCTGAGCGTCTCCCTTCATTTGATCTTTTTCCTCTTTCCAGAGGATTCCAATGTATCCAAACTCTGGCTTAATAGATTTCAGTTTGGTTTCATCGTCCAGACCGCGGAAGTATATTGTCTGTCCAGTCTTAATATACTTGATTTCAAGTGGTGACACCTTGCATTCAAATTCTTCCGTCAATCCAAGTTCGTTGATAGCCCATTTCATGTTAGCGTATACAGAATCTTTCAGAGTACCGGCCACCTGTCTTGTAATGCAGGCGTGCATCTGAGGATTATTCTTGATAAGTTCAACAATCTTAAAGGCCACAAATGAAGATTTCAGACCACCTCGACCGCCCTCAAATACATATTCAATATTAGGCTTAATCTGTCGGTTAATATCCACGAATGCCTTGCCAAGTACTCTGGCAGGAAGTTCATATTTTTCATCATCGTCTTTTGAAGCTGCTGTTAGCTGCTCCCATTTTTCGATAGCCTGTATATTTCCATCTGCCGCTTTTTTATACAGAGAAGTTGCTACGACTGCCATGTTATTTGCGTCTTCGTCAGCAATCCCCATTTTTGCAAGTTTCTTTTTTGCAGTACTTGATGCAGGACTTTCGGCTATAATTTTTACATAATCAGAAAGGGCTTTTTTTTGTCGCCTAGAATATCCAGATGCAATACCGCCTTTTTGTCCGTTTCTCACGGCTTCCTCACGGCTTTGATTGCTTGTAAATGGTTTTAAATTTTCCTCGTTTGCCATCCTATCAACATCCAATCATATCCTTTCTGAATTAAAATCCCCTAGCATAGTTATAGTTATATACACTATAATACCACACTAGGGGTTATGTACCTCTACACCACTTTTAGTTTTTTTATCAATTTTATAATCTTCCGGTCAATTTTGCCAAGTGATAATATTCTGCCATAGTTTTGCGTTTATATCCGTAGAAATCATTTTCGGATACCGGCATATCTCGGAATCGTTCCATTGTCCGGTATCCTATACAGTTCACTATGCTGTCGTATATCTGCGTTTCTATGCCTGGCGCATATTTGATTGACACTTGCAGAAGATTGTACTTGTCATTCTCGTCAAGGTGTCTGAAATGACTTTGAAGCGCCGGTATATCATCCGGCGGCACTCCATAGTCGGTTAGTGTAGCTTTTCTAAGATTCATTTATTTCGCCTCTCCTTTTCGCTTGTTTTTGTCGCTTGTTTATTTTTATCGTTTATTTTCCGCGTCTTGACCGCATCTTTCATTATCACGTGTGCTTGCTTCCAATTTTTCTGGCAATTCTTTCAGTGGACACCATTCGGGTCTTCCTGCCAGTTTTTTGAATCCTTCATGGCTTACTTTAGAAATAATTTTGATTGAATCATTTCTTGTTGCAAGGCATAAATTAAAATTGAAATCCGCCATATGAAATGGGCAAGCAAAACATCCTTTTGGTGTGCTCATGATTAATACTGATTTACTCATCTTCTCTTACCTCTTTTCTGCAAGAATGCTCCATATTGTGAAGGACTAATGATAGTAGAAATATCTTTACCTTTACTCACTCGCTTCACTTCCTCTCAGCATCAGGCTCAAAGTGTTATATCCCGGGCAAGTTCTGACCCCGTTTCTGGTATCTCTCGACAATACACAATAAGGATATAATGCTATGACCTCATAGATGTGTTCTGTAGCATCCTCTCCACGCTGGTCGATGTATTTGAAGCACTTTCCCGGTTTGAGGAAGTACCTTGCACATACATACGCTTTTGTTCCAAATCTTACACTTGCACTACTCATTTGTGTTCCTCCTGTAATAATTCTGGATTGTCGAAAATGTTTCCAATAACTTCAATTTCATCGCAACATAGTAAATATTCAAAATTCGATCCGTAATTTTCTTCACCATTGGTCGCTTTAAAATCTAATTCAGAGTTATCCCAAACTATCTGATAAATATGTTCTTTCCCATCATAAACAAGCCAAACAACATCGCTCTCCCAGATCCTCTTACCGTTCTTGTCAGTCTCCCCCGTGAACTGGCAGAGGGTTTCTGAATCGACTTCAAGCCACCTAATTACAGGAGTACAAAAAACCTCAAATATATCACCGTAAATGGATATATCAATGCCAATGAATGTCTTGCCATTGCGTTCCGCATAATATCCCTCAACCCATTTTCCATTATCAATCCGCTTTGCCTTGAAAAGAATTTCTCTCATATGGTGTTGTCCTCCTGTATCTTAGAAAGTGGTTCAAATCTTCTTTTCTGCTTGACATTTGGATATTTCTTCCTGTCCACATCACTCGTAAACATAGTCAACGGTCTGCACCATGTTGCAAGCGGGTCTGTGAAACACTTGTAAATCACCATGATTTCATCAGATTCTGTATGTACTGCGATATCGGTGACAATATAGGTTCTTCCTTTGAAATGTTTATATCTTCTTCCGACCATACTGTCTTTTAGCTTTTCTAATGTTTCAATTGATACGTTACTCATTCAACTCCACCGCCTTTCACAATTTCTATCGCCCTGCTCAGTCCAGCATTGTATCCTTGATGTACATCAGATAAGATACATTCGGATTCGATAAATTTATCTCTTTTCAATTCGCCAATAACCTTATTCACATCAAATGCCGTTGGCTGTTTATCTATTTCCATGAGTGTGCTCACCAAAGCAACATCCACGTCAATCATTCCTTCTTCTGGTTCTAATGGTTTCAAACATTTTATTATATTTTCTTTTAATAAGTCTGTATCAATCAGCCTACCCATGTTTTGCCTCTTTTCTCATAATTTCTTTTATACATTTCTCACAGTAGCAACCTTCCTGCCCCTGTATCTTATACAAGAAGCACATCCAGTGTCTGTTCCAGATACCTTTATCGTTGCATCTTTTACAACTACCTTGTCCGTTTCCCTCACATTGTATTATTTTTAACATTTATTTAGTCCTCCTTATATGGTTCCGGATAGTCCATCCATGCAACTACTGTTCCACCTAAAACTTTTTTATCCGTTCTCCAAATTCCATCAGCAGTATGCGCCTGTTCTACCAATACTGTTCCATCGTCAAATACAACTGTAGCAATCACATATTTAGATGTTTTTTCGAACATTCCTCTTTTCCAGTTATCCGTTCCTTTAAACTTTGCAAATATGGAATCGTGTTCTTCCGGCAATCTCTCACTGACTGGAATCCAGTTAGTAGATTTTAAATGCTCAATAGCTTTCTCCTGTTCCTCTTTTGATTCGCAATGTATTACAATGTCATAAGCGTCATTATATGTACTAAATGTTCCATCTTCGTTCTGAACAAATTCCATCGCTCATGCTTCCACCTCCGAATCTTCTGGCATCTGAAAGATAGTAAATCCATCTGTTTTTTCTTTAAATTCGTGAAGATAACTTACACTGAAATTCAACATGATTTGATATTCACTATAAGCTTCCTGAATCATATCCAGTACTTTCATGGCTTTTGCTTTGGTGGAATATTCTCCGAGCAAGCAGCACCAACTCATATCTCTTCTTGCACTTATTACTCCACCCGAGACTTCAACATCGAATAAAAGTTCAAGTGTAGCTAAAACTTCCTTATTCTGACTTCTGATTAACATTTTGCGTCCTCCTTATCTTTCTCACAGAATCCTCTGTGTTCATGCACTGAATACTCGATTCCACGACTCCATTTCATGTATGTGAGTTTTTCTCCTGTCAATTCGCATTTGTGTTTTCTTGCATTCAGATACTTACAGATTCCGTCACAGTAGCTCATTTTCGCCCTCCTTATTCGATAAAATTTGTTCCGCATTGACAATGATAACTAATATGTCCGTTATACTTGCTTACATTTGCTATCACCTTTCTGCCACATGAAAAGCAAGTTACCTCTTTTGTCAGCGGCTTTTCGTATTTTTCTACTTCTTTATCTTGAATGAATCTCTGACCGCACCAGTGGCACTGCTTAGTGCTATATGGCATTTCTCCACAAATAGGACATTCTGGAATTATTCCGTAACCATCATTTATGATAGGGAGTTTGATTGGTTCTCGCTTTGAATAGATGTTCCAGAGTTCTTTTCTTCGGTTTTCTTCGTCCTGCGTATTTAACGCTTGGTACTTCTTTTCCTCTTCTTTGTCCCAGTAAATGACACAAGCTTTATCTTCCGGTGAAATGTCTTTGGTGTACGGCTGCATTATGCAACGATATCCTGTTTCGCCTTTTCTTTTTTCTTAGCTCGCATCTTACACAGCCACCACATTTTTTATCCAACAATTCTTCTGGATAAATGCTTGTGCTGGAACGCCTTTCTCTTTCTGGTATTCCATCGCTGAATTTAATTTCGCTCATTTCCCATCCCCATTTTCTCATATAATTCAAAATATTCTTCCCATGTTTCTGGCAGTTTGGTACAATCTGGCTCATAAGGTTTTGAATATACAGTATATCCGCACTTCGGGCATTTGATTTCCGTCGGATAGTATTCAACCCATTCCATGTTTCCACCACATTTTCTGCAACGGATGTATCTCTCTACTTTCTTTGGCTTCGTTTTGAAGAATGAAGTGTAATTATTATTTTTCATTGCGTCCTCACTTTCCATATCTTCTCAAAATTTCTGCAACTGCATTAATATGCTCTGACAGTGTATCTAAATCTTCATCTTTGATTGTTCTCAGCCCACGTTTCGACTTAAAATCTTCAATAGCATATACGCCTTCTTTGATTTCCTTAAATTTCTTTGCCATTTCACTTTCTTTTATGGCATCGGAATCATATTTATAAAACACTTCATTTTTATCGTGCTCCCCAAACTTGTCGGTTTCAATTTTAGTTCGTTTAGGAGTTATACGAATGATCTTCGTAGGATACACCATGACGTGTCTAAACCCTGATCCAAATCCACTCCACACTTCTCTTGCAATTCCAACCACGTCTCCGACTTTTAAATCATCTTTACTTATCGGATTTAATTTTCCCATTTCCATCCTCACTTTCCCCATGTAAGCAACTGACACGCTATTGTGCAGTCCTCCATGATTTCTGTATTTATGTTTCCTCAATAATCAATAAAATCAGATAATTCCATCTGACCAACTACATTGTTGTCTTGCATCCACCATAGATAGACTTCTTCGCCACAGCTCCACTTCGTATCTTTTCCACGTCTCTGGCGTTCCTGAAGCATTCTGTCAAAAGAATGTATGTAGGCCTGCTTATACTTAGGAAAGTCATACATTTCTTTTTCTCTCTGACTCTTTGATGCAAGTGGACAGCCCAAACAGCCTAACCTGTCATATCCACATCGGTACAGTTCGCATACCTGAACATCTTTCTCTCCAATGAACTGCCAGATATTCTGATCTGTCCAATCAATGATCGGATTGACTACCGTCTTCGCTTTCATCTGACAATTTTCAAACAACCTTCGAGTATCATCATTATCTGTGATAAGCATTTTCTCGTCAGAAACGCCAATACTTTTGCTTGCCGTCTGCCCTAATACTTCAAATGGGCTTCTGACACTTCTCTTACTGCTTTCAGCCCATCTAACACCTGTTGCAATCATTCTGTTTGGATTACCACTTTCCTTTAGTTCTGAGCAGCAATACCGAACGATTCTGGTAGGTGGCATTAGCTTTCTGGGAATAAGATTCCACATTGTAAGACGGTTGTTGTTTTCCTGCACATGATAGTCGATCTCGCATTTAATACCTTTTTCTGTCAATTCAGAAAACACATTTTTGATATGCCTTACTGTCTGCGGTGCATCAACAGTGGTATGCGAATTATGAACCTCGAACGGGATTCTAGACATTCTGAATAGTTCCAGAAGTACATCTGAATCCTTTCCACCGGAATACTCACATACAAGTGGTTTGTTGTAATGTTTCAGTGAAATATCACTTGCCAGTTTCAACCTATCTATGGATTTTTCAATTAATTCTTTCACACGCCATACTACAATTATCCGTATGGCAATTTTACAATCTGCTTTATAGCCTTGGGAGTTATTACCTCTGACCGTTAGTCTGTTCTGCACTGCGTAGGAGAACCAAGGCATTCCAGTCTAGCATTTATCAAATTTTACCCAACCTATTCTGATTAGGCGGAACCTCGTTTCACGAGGATAAGTGTTATTCCTTTCTATGTTTGAACTTCATTTTTCTCCTATCCAAATGCTACCTGTCCGTTATTCTGCATGACTTTTTATTTCTCCTGAAAAGCTTAATTCAATTCCCAGTTCTTCCTTGATGGCCTGTACATAATCAATCCATTCAGCCAAACCCTGGTCGATATAGTCCGAAGCTTTGTCCATGCCTGCCATGAACTTCTGACATCTTTTCTGACCGAATCCAAATTCATCATGCAGAACAGCTATCGCCATGATCACGCAGCATTCAGATACAAGCTGCTTGATCTTCTCAGATGCTTTGTCCAGGTCCTTTCTTGCCAGGGAAGTATGTATTCCTGTTGCTCCCCTGAATCTGCATTCCTTTTCGAGGGCTTCAAGACCGCCCTCTCTGGTGATTCGTCTAGCAAGGTCAAGACCATCTTCTCTCCCACGTTCATACTCTCGCATTTTATTCATTTCTTCACCTTTCCGAACCCGTATCCTGTCGGAGCATAGGCTCTATCAGTACTCGGGTGTGCTGTTTTAAGCAACCCATCATCAATAAGCTGGTTTAAATGTCTCCAGATGGTAGCTCTGCTTGCGTCTACCTTCTCACAAATCTCGCTGACCGATGGTGCGTATCCAACAAGTTTAAAGTAGCTTACTACATACATGTAGATTTCTTTTCTGAGAGTCTGTCCCTGCTCGTATCTATTCTTCGTGTTGTACATTCTTTCTCACTTCCCTCTGTTTGGAATCTAATAACTTATTAAAAGCAACTAGACAATTCTTGATAAACTGTTTATCATTATTATCAGGACACATTTCCGCATACTCTCCAAGTTCTATCAGACGATCAGTAGCCTGTTTGGAATATTCGTCTGTAAGTTCGGCTGAATAGAAATCTTTTATAGTTTTCCAAAATTCAGTCATAAATTTTTGAATATACGGAATATCCTTTGCTTCTACTTTTATTTTTATCATCTCCTTTGAATATTGTATACAATATACTGTATACGCTCTATTTAATTTTATTTTATAAATATAATATATTTATATTATTTTAATA